GAGGCGTGAGGCGTGAGGCGAGAGGCGCGAGGCGTGAGGCGTGAAGGAGTGAAAAAGGCATGAGCTTTCCCTGGGTACACGTCGCCGGCGACACGCTGGACTTCGAGGTCAGCGTTCCCGACTACCCGGCCACCGACGGCTGGACGCTGAAGTACTACCTCACGCCGCGTTTCGCCGCGCCGGTGCAGGCGACCATCGAGATCACCGCCAGCGGCAACGCCGACGGCACCTACCAGGTCCAGGCCGGCCCGGCGACCACCTCGGGGTGGGCGGTGGGCGCCTACGGCTGGAGCCGGCTGGTGGAAAAGGCCGGCGCGCGGCAGACGCTCACCGGCAGCGCCGACCAGGGCGAGGTCCAGGTCCGGCAGAACCCGGCCACCGCTGCGCAGGGCTTCGACTCGCGCAGCCACGCCCGCAGGACGCTCGAGGCGATCGAGGCGGTGATCGAAGGCCGCGCCACCAGGGACCAGGAGGAATACACCATCGGCACCCGCAGCCTGAAGCGCACGCCGGTGGCCGAGCTGCTGGTGCTGCGCGACCGCTACCGGCGCGAGGCGGCCTCGGAGGACGCCGCGGCGCAGATGTCCGGCGGCGCGTCGAACCCGCGGCTGGTGGGTGTGCGGTTCAACAATCCGTGAGGCGTGAGGGGTGAGGCGTGAGGGGGAGGCGTGATTCGTAAATTCGGTCGGGCGTTGCTGGAGGCAATCGACCTGCGCGATCTGTTCGTCTTTGGCGGGCTTGGATGCGTCGCCTATGGCGTGGCGCAGATCCATGAGCCGGCTGCATGGATCGTCGCCGGCTGCGCGTTGTTCTGGCTTGGCGTGCGGAGATAAAACAAATGGGAATCATCTCGAAGCTGGAGCAGAGGCCGGCGCCGAAGCGCCAGGCGCGCATGTACGCCGCCGCGCGCGCCTCGCGGCTCACCGCCGGCTGGCAGGCGCCGAACTCCAGCGCCGATGCCGAGCTGGTATCGAGCCTCACGACGCTGCGCGGCCGCTCGCGCGCACTGGTGCGCGATGCCGCCTACGCCAAGCGCGCCAAGGTCATCGTCCAGAATAACGTCATCGGCGCCGGCATCGGCATGCAGGCGCAGGTCATGTCCACCCGGGACACCCTGCGCGAAGATATCAACGACGCCATCGAAGAAGCGTGGCGTCAGTGGTGCTACGCCGAGCAGTGCCATACCGGCGGCACGCTTTGCTTCGCCGATCTCGAGCGGGCCGTGATGGGTCAGATTTTCGAGACCGGAGAGGTTTTCATCCGCAAGCATTACCGCGCGTTCGGCAATTCCCGCGTGCCCTTCGCGCTGGAACTGATCGAGCCGGAGCGCATCGCCGACGAGCTGGCCCAGGCCGGCCCGGGGCGCGCCGGCGGCTTCGTGCGCATGGGCATCGAGGTTGACGACTTCTACCGCCCGCTGGGCTACTGGATCCGCAGGCGCCACCCATCCGAGTTCAGGCTCGGCGTGTACGAGACCGACCTTCTCGAATGGGTCCCGGCCTCGCAGGTTATCCATGTGCGCATCCCGGTGGACCGCTGGCCGCAGACCCGCGGCGAGCCCTGGCTGCACGCGGTGGCCAAGCGGCTCAACGACATGGACGGCTACAGCGACGCCGAGATCACCGCCGCCCGCGGCGCCGCCGCCTACATGGGGGTACACAAGAAAAGAGATCCGGTGTCGAGCCTCGCGACCACCGACGCCCAGGGCAACCGCCATATCGACCTAGAGCCAGGCACCGTGGCCGAGATCTACGATGACGAAGAGTTCGAGATCGTCGCGCCGAACCGGCCGAACCCGAACATGGACCCGCTCATGCGGCTGATGCTGCGGGAGATCTGCGCCGGTGCAGGGCCGAGTTACGAGAGCATTTCGCGCGACTACTCGCAGTCGAACTTCTCCTCGAACCAGATCGCGGTGCACGAGGACCGCGACCTGTGGCGCGTGATCCAGCAATGCTTCATCCGCAACTTCCGCCAGCCCCTGCACCGCGAATGGCTGCAGCAGGCGGTGCTCGGCCGGGCGATCCCGCAGATCAGGATCGAGGAATACGCCGTGGACGCCGGCAAGTTCGAGGCGGTGTCGTTCAAGCCGCGCGGCTGGGGATGGGTGCGGCCACGCGAGGATGTGCCGGCCATGATCGAAGCGCACAAGGCCGGCTTCCTACCAATGGGCGACATCATCGCGATGACCTGCAATGGGAAGGACTTCTGGGATGTGATGAAGCAGATCCAGTACGAGCGGGATGTGATGAAGCAGCTCGGGCTGACGTTCACCACCTCGCCCGAGGTCTATGTGAATGCCGAAAAGCCGGCGGAGCCTCCGGACAAGGAACCGCCCGAAGCCGAGGACGATCCGGACAAAACCGACGACCCGCAATCGCGGGTCGTTTCATTTGTGAGGTAAGCCAATGCTGCACAGATTGCTATCGCTGCAAGGCGAGGCCCTCGCGCGCGCCGAGAAGACCAAGGACGGCGATCTCGTCGTCGAGGTGGCCTTCTCCTCGGAGGAGCCTTACCAGCGCTGGTGGGGGATCGAGATCCTCGACCATTCGGAGACCAGCATCCGGCTGCAGCGGCTGAACAACGGCGCGCCGCTGCTCTACAACCACAACTGGAACGACCTGCGCGGCACCCATGTGCCGCGATCGGTGCGCATCGACAACGACCGCATCCTGCGCGGCAAGGTCCAGGTCACCTCGGTGACCCAGGCCGGACGCGACACGATCGGACTGGTCCAGTCCGGTGTGCTCTCCAAGGCCAGCATCGGCTACCAGATCCATCACGTGATCGAGCAGACCACGCAGAAGGGCGTCAACGCCGAGCGCCGGCTCGACGGCCGGCTCTTCGAGCAGATCCTCACGCGGCAGCATTCCCTGGGCGGCGGCGGCGACCTGGCCGCGTTCCGCCGTTCGCTCGACGATCAGTTCGGCGCCTTCGAGCGCGACCCCGACGAGCCCACGGTTTACAGGGTGGTGGACTGGGAGCCGCTGGAAAACTCTCTGGTCACCATTCCCGCCGACGACACCGTGGGCGTGGGCCGAGGCAGCGAAGAAGTAACGGCGCGGGTTCCCCGGGCCGAAGTTCAACCGGCGGATTCCGCCATTCACAGAAAGGAAACCAGTATGAGCACGGAAGCGCAACTGGCGGCCGAAGCGGAAGCCGCCAAGAAAAAGGAGCAAGAAGAGAAAGCCGCGGCCGCGGAGGCCCTGAGCAGGCAACGCAGCATGAGCGCGGTGGATATGGAGAAGGGCCGCAAGCGCGCAATCGAGAACCTGTGCAAGGCGAACAAGCTCGACGACAAGTACCGCGACCACTGGATCGGGATGGGGCTGTCGATCGAGGACGTCTCCGACGAGCTGCTGAAGCTGCTCGAGGAGCGCGGCCGGCTGAACCCGCAGTCCCCGGCCAGGCTGGGCCTGAGCGAGCCGGAGGCGAAGCGCTTCAGCCTGGCGCGCGCTATCTATGCCACCGCGGAGAAAGACTGGAAGCATGCTGCCTTCGAGGCCGAGTGCTCGCGCGAGATCGCCAAGAATCTCAACCGGATGAACGAGCCGAACAAGTTCTTCGTTCCCTTCGAAGTGCTGCAGCGCCCGGCCGCCCAGCGCGAACGGCGTGACCTGACCTCCGGCACCGGCAGCGCCGGAGGCTTCCTGGTGTCGACCGATAACATCGGCTTCATCGAGATGCTGCGCAACCGCTCGGTCGCCTTCAGGATGGGCGTGCGCCGGCTCTCCGGCCTGATGGGCAACGTCACCGTCCCGCGCCAGTCCGCGGCCGCGACCGCCTTCTGGCTGTCGACCGAAGCAACGGCGATCACCGAGAGCCAGCAGACCTTCGTGCAGATGGCGCTCACGCCGAAGAACGTCGGCGCCTACACCGAGATCAGCCGGCAGCTGCTGCTGCAGAGCTCTCCGGCGGCGGAGGGCATCGTCACCGACGACCTGGCGCAAGTGGTGGCCCTGGCGGTGGACCTCGCGGTCCTCGAAGGCTCGGGCGCGTCCGGCCAGCCGACCGGCATCAGCAATACCGCCGGCATCGGATCGGTGACCGGCACCTCGATCGCCTATGCCGGGGTCCTCGAGTTCCAGACCGACGTGGCAGGCTCGAACGTGATGCCGCAGCGGGGTGGGTACGTCACCACCCCGGCGGTGGCGTCGCTGCTGATGCAGCGGGTGAAGTTCACCAGCACCGCCAGCCCGTTGTGGGAGGGCAACATCTGGGACGGCAGCATGGCCGGATTCCCGGCGATGTCGTCCAACCAGCCGAGCGCGGCGACCATGACCTTCGGCGACTGGCAGGAAGCGGTGGTGGGCGAATGGGGCGTGCTCGAAGTGGAAGTCAACCCCTACGCCAACTTTCCGGCCGGGATCATCGGGGTACGAGCGATGTACAGCATGGACGTCGGCATCCGCCGGCCGTTCGCCTTCTCCCGCGCGACCTCGATCACCTGATCGAGCAGCAAAAGGGGAGTCACGCAATGCCACTGCTGGCGGCCGGCTCGCCGCTGGTCGCCGGCGGTGTTTTTCCGGAGGGCACGATGGAGATGAAAACCGTGCGCGTGGTGCGCGCGTTCTATTACCAGGGCAAGTCGCTCGCTGTCGACACGGTGGTCGACCTGCCGAAGCTCTTCGCGGCCGAGATGTGCGCCGCAAACAAGGCCGTGGCACATGTCCGGCCGGCGCCGGAGGCGAAGTCCGACACGAGGCCTGAGCCGAAGCGCGAGGAAAAGAAAGGAGACACCCATGCTCGCTAATCAGGGACAGGCTGCCGAGTCGGTCGTCATGCTCGCCTCGGCCAACGCGGCGAACACCGCCGCGGCCACCAGCGCCTGGATCGACGTTCGCAAGTACGAGGGAGATCTGGTCGTCGTGAGCAACGCCGGCATCGTCACCGCCGGCAGCCTGACGCCGACCATCGAGGACGCGACCGACGGCTCCGGCACCGGCGCCGCCACGGTGACGCCGACGGAGGGCGCATTCACCGCGGTCACGACCGCGAACGATCCGCTGCACGAGAAGCGCACGATCCCGGCCGGCGCGGTCCGCGGCTGGATCCGGTACGTCGGCACCATCGTCACCGGCCCCGCGCAGATCGGTGCCAGCCTGCTCGCGCACCCGAAGTACACGACATAAGAGCGTGAGGCGTGAGGCGCGAGGCGCGAGGAAAGAATGTTCTCGGAGGATCTGACCGCGTTTTTCTCGACGGAGGACTTCGCGGTCGCGGCGACGTATGACGGCGCGGCCGCGGTGAACGTCATCTTCGACAACGAGTACATCGAGGCGGCGACGGGCGTGTCCGGGACCAATCCGGTCGCGCTCGGCCAGGCCGCGGACTTCGCCTCGCTGGTCGGCAAGACGCTCGTCGTCTCGGGCGTGACCTACCGCATCCGCAACGCGCGGCCGCTGGACGACGGCGCGGTCGTGGCGCTCGATCTGGAAAAGCAATGATTCGTGAGGCGAGAGGCGTGAGGCGAGAGGCGTGGATCATGTAAGGAAGCAGATCCGCGAGGCGGCGGCGGCGGCGCTGACCGGGCTCGCGACCACCGGGTCGCGGGTGTTCCAGTCGCGGGTGTACCCGATGCAGGATGCCGACCTCCCGGGGCTGCGGATCTACACCGACGAGGAGTCCGTCGAATACGACGACGCCGGCACCGACAACGTGCAGGCGCGCACGCTCACGCTGGTGGTCGAGGCCTGCGCCAAGGCGAACGCCGATCTGGACGACACGCTCGACCAGATCCTGAAGGAAGCCGAGGTCGCGCTCACGGCGAGCCAGACGCTCGGCGGGCTGTGCAAGTACACGCAGATTTCCTCGATCACGACCGAGCTCTCCGGCGATGGCGAGAAGGTGACCGGGGTCGGGCGGTTCACGTTCAAGGTGATGTACTACACGAGGCAAAGCGCGCCGGACACGGCTCTATAGAGCAGGCGCGAGGCGCGAGGCGCGAGGCACGAGGTAAATAGAAAAGGAGCGATGAATGGCAACCGTAACCCTGTGGCAGAACGTGGCCGTGGCGATGCAGTCGGCGCTGTCGGCTTCGCAGTCCATCAGCTCGATCACCAAGGCGAACCCCGGGGTGGTGACCTACGCCGGCGCCGACCCGAGCAACGGCGACTACATCAAGCTGACCGTGCTGGGGATGAGCCAGGTGAACAACCGGATCTTCCGGGTGGCGAACGTCAACACCGGCGCCAACACCCTCGAGCTCGAAGGCGAGAACACCACCGCCTACGATACCTTCACCTCGGGCAGCCTGGAGATCGTGACCTTCGGCACGACCCTGTCGACGCTGACCGACCTGAGCGCCTCGGGCGGGGACTTCGACTTCATCGACACGACCACGATCCACGACAACGTCAAGTCGCAGATCCCCGGGTCGGCGAACCCGTCGAGCTTCTCCTTCGGCTCCATCTGGGATCCGGCCGACTCCGGGCTGATCGCGCTGAAGTCGGCGTCGGATTCCAAGGCGGAGCGGGCGATGCGATTCACCTTCTCCAACGCGAAGAAACTGCTGTTCAACGGCTATGTCGGCGCGACGCTGCTGCCCACCGGCAACGCGCAGGACAAGGTGACCACGCAGGTCGTGATCACGATGTACGGCAAGCCGACGACTTACGCTACGTAAAGGCAGACGCGAGGCGCGAGGCGCGAGGCACTGGAAAGGAAAACATGGATCTGTCGCAACTGGACACGAAGAAGGCCGCGGACGAGGGTTTCACTCTCAGGCTCACGCATCCGCGCAGCGGCGAGCCGCTGCCGGCGGAGATCGACCTGCACGGGGTCGACTCCGAGGTGTGCCAGAGGGTGGTGCGGGAGCAGCAGCGCAGGCACCTCGCGAATGCGGTGAAGACACGGCGCCTGGTGATGACCCCGGAGGCGATCGAGTCGGATTCGCTCGACCTGCTCACCGCCGCGACCAGGGCCTGGCGCGGAATGGAGCTCGACGGCAAGCCGCTGGAATTCAGCCCGGAGGCCGCGCGCGCGCTCTACGTGCGTTTCGCCTGGATCCGCGAGCAGGTCGAGCAGGCGATCAACGACCGCGCAAATTTTTTGCCGGCCTCCTCGAGGCGCTGACCGACTTCGCCCGCCGCGAGTTCGAGCTGAACTGGCCGGCCGGGGAGGGGCTCGGCGCCCGGCGGGTGCTGCTGGAAGAGTACGAGATCCGCACCGGGAAGCTCGACCCGGCGCTGGACGCCGATCCGTGCCCGGAGCCGCTGCGCTACCTGTGGCACTGCTTCTGCGAGCTCTCCGCCGGCCGGCAGAGCAACGGCTTCGGCCCGTGCGCGCTGTCGTGGGGGGAGATCGACTCCTGGGCGCGGGTATCCGGGCGCGCGCCCACCGGCTTCGAGCTGACGGCGCTGCTGCTTCTCGACCATTGCTATCTCGAGGCGGCTGGGAAAAAGGGAAAGGCGTGAGGCGCGAGGCGAGAGGCGTGAGGCGCGAGGCGCGAGGCGCGAGGCGTGAGGCGTAAATGGCTGCAGGGACTTTCATCGTCGACGTCCGCTCCGACACGAAGCGCATCGTCGCCGAGCTGCGGGCCGAGCAGCAGAACGTCGCCCGGGCGCAGGCGCGGGCGCTGAACCGCACCGCCGAGCAGGTGCGCACCGAGGCCGGGCGCGAGATCCGCAAGGAATACAACGTCACGCTCAGGGGGATCAGGCAGGCCTCGCGGATCCTGCGGGCGCGGATCTCGTCGAGGTTCCCGCGCGCCGAGGTGGTGTTCTCCGGCCGGTCGATCAATCTCTACGAGTTCGGCGCGCGCGCGGTCAATCCCTGGAACGTGCCCGGCCGCTCCCGCCGGCGCCGCGGCGGCGGGGTGAGCGTGCAGGTGAAGGTGAGGGGCGGGCGCAAGCTGATCCGCAATGCCTTCATCGCCACTCTGGTCGGCGGGCAGAACGCCGGCAAGAAGGGCGTGTTCCGCCGCCAAGGCGCGGCGCGCTATCCGATCCGCTTCCTGCCGTCGCTGTCGATCCCGCAGATGAGCGCGCAGCGCGCAGTCGCCGCCGCGCTCCTGAAGGTCGCGGCGGCGCGCTTCGATGCCAACCTGCGGCACGAGCTGCGCTTCATAGCCCGGTCCGGGCGATAGGCACGAGGAAAACATAATGGCCGCGACCGTCAGGGAAAACCGCTACGTCCTCACCGCGGAGGACCGGACGAAGCAGGCGTTCGACCAGCTTTCCCGCCGCTTCAACGAA